CATTTGCAAGCCCCCTCGCAATCATCAACTCAGCCTGTCCGATAGGCACTGCTACCAACCGATAACCGGCTGGTAGCCCTTGCCAAAATTGATTGAGGATCAAGTCCATCAGACTAGACCACTCGGCAAACGTCACCGTCTGCTGCACCAGTCGAGGTCGTCGGAGCAATCTTGCCACGGGACAAAACTGCGACCGCTGCGATGTAGCCACCGCTGGTTCCATCGCCAAAGGTTGCGACAACCTTCAAGAATGGCTCCTTACCGCGAAGATCGACTTGGAAGACGCAGGTCTGCCCGTCGTCGGTCGCACTCGGAAGAGCGAGCGTAGCACCGCCTAGACCGCTGCCACCGTTAAAGGTTGCTCCAGTAATGTCGGCATAACTTCCGCCGCTCGTCGATGAGGCTTGCAACTTCAATGCGGTCATCGCAATATCGGTTGCACCGAGTTGCACGATAATCGTCGCGTAGTCGTATCCCCTGGTATCAACAACATCGGCAGTAGCCGTGTTATTGTCAATCAATGCACCGGGTTTAATCGCGGTGACAAACTTGCATTGCTGTAGTGGATTCATAACGTCAATTCCTTTCGTTGAGTGGTTCAGTTAATTACGCTGCGGCCTTGACTTGCACAATCGGCCCCGCGTTGCTTGCATCTCCGATTTCGTGGACGTTGTAGTCCCAACGAGTAATCGAACGGAAAGCAGTTTGGTCATACTCCATGTAACGCGAAGAGTCAGCGACAACGCTCACGCCGCGTCGGAGTCCCAAGGTCGAAGCCATCGACAAATCGCCGATGTAGGCAAGTTTGGTTCCGCCGCTGATCGTGCTTGGCATCACTTGCGTGAACTGGACTGGGTAGCCCATAAACTGCAGGACTGGCCCGTTTCCAAGGTCGACGTAGTTGTTGCCACCGGCTGCAAGCTGAAGCCTTGCCAAGACGTTCCAGAAAACCGCCTTGTGACAGAACCACACTGGATTCATTCCAGCGAACTCAGGCAACTTGCCGACCGCTTCTTGGAATACCGCAATCGTCAGAGTGGCCGCTGTGTTTTGACCTGCTGCTGCGGTTGCAACCGAACCAGCCGCAAGTACGTTGGCTAGCCCGTTGATGCCGCCGTAGGTAGTCGAACCGTCACCGAGAAACGCGGCTTGATCCAACTTAAGAGCGTGGGCCTGAGCCATCTCCATTGCCAAATAATCAGCAATGGCGATGACCGCATCTTCGTTGATTTCATTCGATACGCGGGTTAAGGTTGCCCACTTATGAGCGGTCAACGACACTTGCCCCAAGGATGGATCGCTAGCGGTGATTTCGCCTGCTTCGCCAACTGCGTAGGCGGTCAAGCCGCTAACGCGTCGAGGGATCGTGACGGTATCGCTTCCCATTGGGTAAGTCCGAGCGTAGCGACTGGTAACGCCGTAGGTTTCCATCAGGCTAATCACCGAGGTCTCAAACTCAGGTGGCACAAGCACGCCACCGCGTAGATCGTCATTTTCTCCCATCGCATTGAGGACGCCGTTGTCGCGGCACCACTGACGGGCTTGCGAGTTGCCGTTCAACGCACGGAAAAACTGACCGGCTTTGAAGGCATCGCGTTCAGCATCTGGCCCCTTGAACGCCTTGAGTTTTCCGGTCGCCCGTGCGGTTGCAGGGATGCGGAAACTCGATGCTTCCACGGTCCGGTTATCGTTGATCTGGCGTACCGAGTTGCTTACCGCTGACTCAATGCGGATCGCTCGTTCTCGCTCCTTACTGAGATTCTCGATCTGACCGGCTTTGCCGTCAGTGCCGACGATTGCATCGATCTCTGCTTGCTCGTCTGCAAGTAGGTCGCGGCTGTCTTGCGATGCTACATCCTGAATGGCCTTAACCTTGGCTTGCAAGGCTTGAATTTCTTCACCAATTTGCTTTGCGGTTTTCATACCGACTGCTCCTGTGCTGTGTGGCAGTCGATTTACCAAGATAGCGGCATGACTGCCACGGTGTTACTTAAAACATTTCCCGTGTGTCACTGCCGCTAATTAGTTGCAGAGTGTAGGCACTTCTGGCCCACGCATTAAACCTAGCAAGTGCTTACCGGCTTGTCAAGCCTCCAGCGTACTGCGCCATTTTTGCCTTGAGCAAGTTAACGCGGGCTTGGTCGAATGCGTTCGAGGTCTTCCGCTTCTTGCCGTTCTCAACTCGACCAGTTGCAAAGCCTAGTTCAATCGCTTTTTCGACTTCGTACCACGACTCATTCGCCATCGCGGTCTCGATTTCGCTCTTTGACAACTTCGCGTATTGCGAATAGATGTCCGCTAGCGATGCGTCGTAGGATTCGAGAGCGTTGATCACCTTCGCCAACTCTTCCCGGTTGCCGAATGCGAAGCCCATCGCACGATGTATCATGAGCCTTGAACCGTCCGCCATCAGCCTTTTAGCACCGCCTAGAAAAATGATCGACGCCGCCGATGCCGCTAGGCTATCGTTGATCGTTGTAACCTCGCCTTTGTGCGATCGTAGCGTGTTGTAGATCGCAATTCCCTCATCCGCTGCTCCACCTGGTGAGTTAATGCGAACAGTAACCGCGTTTGAGCCAAAAGAACGAAGAGCATCGACAACGCCACGCTGTGTAATCGGATTCTCATCCCATCCATCGCCAACAACGCCGGATAGCAGGATTTCATTCAGTTCCGCCTTGATTTCGATCATTTTCCACCCCTTTTCAGGTCAAAAACCCTGTTTTCCCACGTTTTCACCTCGTTTTCGACCGCTTTTTTAAGCGATTCGCCCCCGTTTTTAGCCGCTAATTCGGCCAAAATTAGCGTCGATTTCTCGCAGTGGATGCGTGCTAGATCGCGGTCAAGCCCAATGGCCTCAATCTTATCCGCTAGTTTTGCTTGCCATTTGGGGTAGTTTTTGGCGATCCAAGCGACGAATTGAGCCTTTCCACTGGCGTTGATCGCGTTATTGCCCTCTGTTTTGATAAGGTCACGCAACATTTGCTCGACTGCCATCGCGTTTTGCGAATCTTCTGTTTCGTCTTCGGCCTCTTCCTCTGGCGTATCTTCGACTTCATCAACCGACTGTTCGCCGGTCGCTTCGGAGATTGCAGGGTTAATAAACTCATCGCCGCCGACGTATGGGTTAAGATCAAGTTTGGCTCGACACTCATTCGGATTCATAATCCGCGATGCGATGGCCTTTGAAAAACTTTCCATCGTTGTTCTAAGGTCAGTCCTGTAGAGTGCCGCCGCGTTGAACTTAAAGTAAACCTCGCCGCTCTGCTTCTCTTGCTGAGTTCGCAATTTCATATCGCATTGTTCCTCGAACTTGACTAACCAACGGTCGAGGGCTTGCATGTAGGCGAGGTTCTTTTGCTCAAGTGAGTTGTACGAAGTAGACTCGCCATCGCCCGGCATTCCTTCTAGGCCGAAGAGCATACCGATATCTTGCCGCGTAAAGCGTTGCAACTCTGCAAACTGTGCATCGTTGTTGCTCATCGACACCGCGTTGGCCTTGACACCTTCGCGTAGCAATCCGGCTTTTGCGGAGTTCTCGGAACCCCCTTCGATCTTGTTAAATGCCTCGATGAATTCTTTTGCGTCCTCTGCTTTTCTAAGTGCTCCCGGCGGGGCTTCGAGGAAGAGTTTGCCGCGAAAGCCGCGTCGGAGTTGCGTATTGGTGAACTTGGTTTGCTCTAAACCCGTCGAAAACGTAATGTTCGCAATATCCAACAATCCGATTCCCTCGACGCCATCGTAAGAGAATCCTGGAAGGTGCAAAACGTCGGCATCTGGGAAAATCAAGTAGCCGTTTTTGTCAGTGTCAAACCCGTCGAAGAGGTCTTTTTTGCTCTGGTCTTCGGGCTTGGTGACGTGCCACTTCCTGCCGTCAAGAATGATCGTCCAAGTATTTTCAGGCAACATCGGGATCAACTCAACCGGCCTGCTACCGCTGCGAATAATAGCCGCTCGCCCATTGCCCCGCATGAGGGCATGCGACAACATTTGCTCCTTAAAGGTCGTCGGTGATTGCACCTTATTAGGCTCTTCTCTTAGCAAGATGTAGCCTGGATGTTCGGTATCGTTTACCGCTCCATCGCCCTCACGCCGTTTAACGTCGATTGGTAGCCTACCAAAGTCGCCGGTAA